ATGCGGCAGAAACACCTTCAGCAGTCATAGCAAGATCAATAGCCTCACTAGCAAACTGCCTGATAGCATCTACGGCAAATGAGGCACCAATCACGCCACCTAAAGCACCAAAACCACCGCTGAGTCTCTTCAAGCTGTGGTCTATGTTTCCCATGGCACTGCGGAACTGCTTGAGATCCGCACCAATCTTAAAATCTATGTCTTGCTTACTCATTTACCAAACACCTTTTCTATTCCTTTCTGCACCTCATCAAAGGTTGCTGCCCTATGCAATTTCTTCCTTCCATCCCAAGGGAACACAGCCAAATCTTTAGGGCTTATCTTCCGCTTTGTATGTGGTGCAACATTCACCGCTGCTTGCCACCTGGTAGTCTCCCAAAGCAACTCAGTATGGTACTGAAGGTGCTTGTGGAAGCCTTCTCTTTTGTTTTGGAATTGGCGTGGTGTCATATTATAAAACTCCTCCACACTCATTCCCATCTCACCCAAACCTATAGCTTCCAGTGTGTCCCATGTATAGGGCTCAGAGGCTTGGGTGCTTACTTTTTTTCCTCGCTGTTCGGCTTTACAAAGGATGCAATAAACAGCTCCATGCATTGAGTGATAACTGTGTTGTCCTCATCCATCATATCAGCTACATCCTCAATGGTTAGGTCAAAATCTATCTTCTCCACTCGTGCGCCATCTTTCAAGCCAGCCCATACTAGGTTCATGGCGTGATCAAGGCTCATGCTTTGTGCTATCTTCTCAATGTCTTGCAGTTCAATACCACTCTCCTTGCAAAATATCCTCAGTGCGTTAAAGCCATACTTAACTGGGTATAGCTTCTCTCCTACTTTTATTTGTTGTGTGTCCATCGTTGTTTTTTAATAAGGGAGAGCATCAATGATGCCCTCCCAAATGTTTATGCTTGAGTACCTTGAGTCAATTCTGAAGTACCTTGGAAGCTAAAGCTAAAAGTGGAATTGTCCTCCACTCCCGCATCCGTTGAGAACTCAGTGAAGTACCCAGTACCGCTGTAGTATGTCTCATCAGTTGATTCTGATCCAAACTCAATGTAGATAACCGTGCGGCTGCTCAAATGACCATAGATGTCATCCGGTGTAGCCTTGCCAGTATTGTTATATACTACCAAACCTTCTCCTGACAAAGTCCAAGACTTTTGTCCTTCCAATACTTCCATCCATCCGGCACTATCCTTAGTGCTCGCATCTCTGGTTGCCATTGTTACGCTTAATGAGGCGTTGGTCATCTTGCCAACAGTCTCATAAGTTGCTCCATCCGTACCAATGCGGACTACCACATCGGTGCTATTCATTACTGATGTACTTGCTGCCATCTCTTCTTAATTTTATGATTTCACTATTCTAAACACTAAATCAACTGATACTGCGTATGTCTCCTCATCCACATTGAACACCTCGGTGAGGTTGTCAAAGCCGCATGATTGAACATTCACGCTCTCAATTGTTTCCTTCATTCGCACAAATGTTGTGCGTATATCTTCCACTGCCGTTTGCAATTGGCTGTATGTCTCTCCTACAAGATTCAGCTCCACATTCACTATATCAATGTGGCTGTCTGCATCTTTTGAGCCTTCAGGTCTTATGCTTGTGGTGTCATAAACACAAAAAGGCCGTTCTCCACTTTGAGCACCAACCAACGGATAGACACGCCCAGCAAACACATCGTTTAAGGGACTATAATTGTCAAACTTATATTTGATCACTTTGCCTATCATCGCATACCTAATCTCTGCCCAAATTTGAGCTTTTTTATCTCCGCTTGAGTCATGGTCTTGAAGTTACGGATAAACTTAACCTGTACTTTCATCTTTGCAGCACTTTGTGCCTTTTGTGCAAAGCCTCGGTTCTCTCCGGTGTACTTCTTACCGCCACCTACTCTCAACCATCCAAAGTTGATGAATCCAGCGTACCATCCTCCCTTCTCAGGATTCCTATATGCGCCCGACCTTCTAGGCCCTACACTCAAGCCTATTACATTTTTACTTTGCAAAGCCTTTGGTGATTTTATACCTACGCTTCTCCTAAGTTGCCCAGGCATTATCTCATAGACAATCTTACCTTCTCGGTACACCTTGAACACCTCATCAGCATCCTTGATGTTCTTCCTATAAGAGTCCACCATTGGAGGTAGAGACTTTCTGCCCACCTTCTTGATGATTCTCTTCTTGAGTCTATCATCAAGCTTCTTGAGCTTCTTCATTGTCTCCTCTACACCTTCAAGCTTTACTTTTACTTTCTCCATTACTGCGCATCAGACCATAAACATACAAGCTTCAAGAATGCCTTTCTAGCATCTGCCGTTTGTATGGTTTGGATCTTGTATATGTTGCTGTTGTACAAAATACGCATCTGCTCATCAACATCCGTGCGGTACCTGATAATAAACTCCACCTTTTTAGTGGAGGCTATCATATCACCCTCTTCACCCTCACTTCCTATCTTCTCCTTCACATTGGCCCATACATAGGCAAGGTCACGATAAGTTTTCACCTCCTGGCCAAATGTGTCAGTAGATTCCGTAAAGTCTCTTATCAAGATTCTCCGGTCTAGTTGTCCAGCTTGGTCAATCATTAGAATGTGAAGATTCGGAATGGATTGAATAGATACTCGGATGCCGTTGGCAATTGTCTCACTCGGTCATCTCTCTTATCATAGAGGTCACTAATGATAAGCAACATTCCTTGCTTCAATGGCGTAGGTATGCTGCTCACATCCGTACCAACGGTGTAACGCACTATAACTTGGTTGATGATTCCGTTAGTTGCAAACCATCCGGCTGTGCTTGCAATACGAGCTGGCTCGCTGATTAGATCAGCAACATACGCATCAGAGCTTACGGTCACTTCTGAACCTATCTCATCAACATACTTCACGCTTGTAATGCTTGACACTGGGCCACGGCTTAGATAGATGATGTCTTTTGATTCAGGATTCTTGTAATTAGGGAACCCATCAAAATACTCATCAATCGTAGTAGTCACTAGAATCCTACGGCAGTAAGATTCACACATCTCCCTGGCAGCAGATATGAGTGCGCTGATGAGTGTATCATCATCACTACCATCAACTCTCAAGAAGTTCTTTGCCTCAGTTAAAGTGATTGGCTCACTTGCCGCTGGTGTAACTACTGAATATGCCATTACCTAGATTCTTTGCTTTTTGGTTTTGCAACGCTCTTCTTTGCACGCTTCTTTGGTGGCTCTGCGACTGCATCACAAAAGCCAGCGTTCAAAAACTCCTTTGCTCTATCGTTGGGAAGTTCCACCTCCGCACCTTTGCGGAAGCGGAACCCTGAACCAACAATAGCCTTTTTAAAGACTACCTTAATCATGCTTATGCTTGGATCAAGTGCTTAACTGCTGCGCTGTTCAAGACTTTAGAGTCAGAACGCTTAAAGCTCACGAAGCCGATTTCGAGCTCATCTGCGAACCTCTCATTTAAGCGTAGCATCTGAATACCACCAGCATTACGAACAACGTACTTGCTGAAGTCAGCAGCAATCATTGTTTTTGTAGCTGTAGCAATAGAGCTCTGCATATCGTTATTCACATAAACTGGAATACCAAAGATGCGGTCAGGCTGCCCAACTTCCAATGAAGGAATAAAGATTGGGAAGTCATTAGTAGCACCTACACCTAAAGCACGAACCGCAGCAATGATGTTATCATGTGCCATCAATCCAAAGCTTGCTTTGTTACGGTAAGAACTATCTACTGAGTAGATAAGATCTAAGATGTCATCAGCAGCGATTGCATCAGTAGCAGCAGCAGTGTTACCCAAGCTAGAGCCAGTCACAATACCTTGTGGCTGAGATGATCCAGTACCAGTAGTGAATGCAGCGTTAGTAGCACGAGCAATACGCTCACCCATAGCCTCCATCAAGAAACTATTTAGGTCAAACGCTGAATCTTGCAACAATTGCTGAGATACTTTTACAAGTGAGCTGTAGTTGTAAGCAGATAACTGAGCGTTAGCAAAAGTCATATCTTGTACAGTTACAGCAGAACCTTCACCTACAAGGTTTGCATCAGTAGCAGTGTCATCAACAGTTGGGTAGTCTAATAAACCGCCTGAAGCAGTGTTCAACTTCTTAGCCAAACGCTCAACCTCACCAGTGAACAAAGTAGCTACATCAAGCTCATTGCTGAACTCTTGAGGTACTAAGAAACCACCTAATGAATCAGTACCTACGACTTGCGTTGCAGTACCACGCTTTTGGATCATAGAACGCTCTTGAGCATTCAAAGAACCCATACCATGGCGTAAATACTTTGAGAAAGCATCTTTAGCAGTTACTTTTGTAGCAGCGGCACGAGCCTCTCCTTCAGTAGCAGCTAATTCTTTCTTCATCTCAGCGTTACGCTCAATGATGTCAATCTCTTGCTTAAAGCTACGAGCATCTGCTTCAATAGCTTCAAACTTTGTTTTTTCTTCGGAGGTCATAGAACGACCTTCAGCTTGTGCAGCAGCTACAATGGCATCAGCATCTTTGATGAGCTGCGCACGCTTTCCTCTAAGTTCAATGTTTTTCATCTTAACTTAATTTTAGGATTTTTAATTTATATTCAAAGATTTCATTATCAGCAACTTCTTCCACTTCAGCCTTGGCCTCCGCTTCAGCACCTTCTGATTCAGGTGTATTATTTCTCATCATTAGCTCACTTGTTGCATCAGGATAAGCCGGTTGGCTTACCGGAGATACATCAAGAAGCCTTGATACTTTCTCTATTATTCTATAAGTCTTGCCATCACGCTCCTCCCATCTATCTTGCTCAATCAAGAAGGCAAAAGAAGATTGATTCACATCACCTCTCTTCATCAACTCTATCAAGTCATTAGCATAGGAAGTGTTGGGCATATCCACCTCATAGTACAATCCTCTTGCATCGGTAGATATTCTCAAGGTTCCACTTGATACTCTACCCAATAAAAGTGATTCATCATGGTTGAAGTAGGCACGCACATCATTGTCCATAACACCATCAAAGGCACCAGGAGCGATCTGCTCGTAAAAGCCTCCCATCCACTCACTATCGCTATTGTACACAGCGGCATAGCCTCTTATGGTTTGGCCCTCGTATTGAGCCTCTTCCATTCTAAACTCACGCTTCTCAATGATGGCCTTGTGGCTTCTAACCTCGGCATCAAACTTCTCAAGCGTTGAGAACAAGTGAACCACGTTGAGTGCTGGCTTGCGCTCAACATACGCTTCCTCTTCTGAAGAGTAGCGGTATATTCTGATGAGAGCACCTGGGTTATCAGGTGTGCCAGTGATTGTGAAACCACTATCTGCCTCAAGCTCTCCATCTCTTTCTATTTGAATGATTACACCGTAAGCATTACCGCCCGATGTTCCCCATCGTACAAA